AAATTTGATGATGGCGGCTCTTCAGTAAACCCAGTACTAGGCACAAGATCATGGTCAATGTCTATCACTAAAGATACACAAGAAACTACTGTGCAAGGTGATACTTTTAAATCATTTGTTGGTGGACTTATCGAGGGTGAGGGTTCTGCTGAATTAGTTTATGACGCTGCGGCATCTGGCGAGACAGCTACTTTTGTTGATGGTGTATTGACTACAGGTGACGCTGGAACAGCATCTTTTGAGCTTTTTCCTGATAGTGCAAGCGGAACTAAAAAAATAAGCTTCAGCGGCTTAATTACTAACTTTGAACAAAGTTCCTCTATCGGTGATGTAAACACAATCAGCATCACATTTAAGCAATCTAAAAAGTAAAATTCTTCGCATTTATTTATGACAACCGAAAGAACCGCAGATGTAATTCTTGGAGCTTTTCAAGATGAAATGACTACAAGAAAAAAATTTGAAATAAAAGATTCAAAAGGAAAAGTAGTCACAACATTATATTTTAAGCCCATTACTAGATATGCAAGAGTAAAGGCACAGCAATTAGCTGGCTCTGATGATGCTTTAGTTATATCAACCCAGTTACTTTGTCAGATGGCAGAGAAAGAGGATGGAACTTTAGCTTTTGATATGTCAGATGCCCCTATTCTGCAAAGACAACTACCAGAAAAAGTTTTAAATGAAATTGAGCTTTTTCTTAATGACATTAAATTAGATATTGAAACAGCAAAAAAAGAATAAAAGGGGATTCTTGGCTTAGATTTGAGTTATTCCTAGCAACAGAACTCGGTAAAACATTAGAAGAACTTAGGAAGGGAATGTCTGAGGCAGAGCTTAGGTATTGGGCTGGATATTATGAAATCAAAGCTGACGAAGAAAAAAGAGCTATGCAACGACAAAAACGCAATTCAAGGTAATATATAATTAAGGTTTTTTTTAATTTGTGGCAGAATCAGTCGTTAGGTTAAAAGTTGATGCCAGCGGTGCGACTAGGGCTTTAAATAGTGTCCAACAAAAAACAAATGTTTTACAAAAATCATTTGGTGGATTAAGAACTGCGATTGGTGGAATAGGTCTGACGTTAGTGGCAAGGCAAGCGGTAAGAACATCAGCAAATTTTGCTAAATTAAATGTAAGATTAAAACTTCTAACAAAAACCAATTCTGATTTTGCGAAGTCTCAAAAGATTGCGGCAGATGCACAGAAAGCTTTTGGATTAAGTGCTGTTGAGGCTTTAGAGGGAGTTACAGATATTACAGCAAGATTAGCTCCACTTGGAACATCAGTAGAAGATATAAGAACTGTATTTTTTGGATTTAATACTGCGGCTAAATTAGCTGGAGCATCCGCTATTGAATCATCAAATGCATTTAGGCAATTAGCTCAAGCTCTTGGCTCAGGAAGGCTTGCTGGTGATGAGTTTAGGAGTGTTTCAGAACAAGTGCCAACTGTTCTTGCCCCTATAGCTGATGAACTTAACGTGACTATTGGTGAACTTAAAAAATTAGCTGCTGAAGGCAAATTGACCAGTGATGTTGTTTTAAGAGCTTTAGGAAGAGTTGGGACAGAGGGAAGTGGGTTTTTGAAAGAGTTATTAAAAAATGATCCTACACAAGTGTTTAAGAATTTTACTAATGCTACAGAAGATCTTTCAAGAGCTTTTGGTGATGAATTAAGACCAGCAGTAGAAGGCGTAACAATACAATTAACAAAATTTATAAATTCATTAACTGAATTTTTAAAAACTGATGGAGGTCAGGCGATTATCCAATTAACTAAAATTGCTGTTGTTATAGGTGTTCTTAAGACTGCCATTCCTATTGTTACAGGTGCTTTTGGTGCTTTATTAGTAAAATTAAACATGATAGGTGTGCAAGCTATTATCGCAAAAGCTGGATTTAGTGGAATAGCAGCGTCAGGTTTACTTGCTGCTAAGGGAATAGGTGCTGTTACTGTTGCTCTCGGAGCTTTAAAGTTAGCATTTGCCACTCTTGGAATAGGAGCGATAGTTTTGTTAGTTGGAGGATTAGCCACAGCTTTCCAAAAAGCAAAAAGAGAAGCAAAAGAGTTTCAAGATCTAGTAAAAACAGGTAGTAAAGAAGATGTTGAAAAAAGTTTTAAAGAACAAGCAAAATTATTAGGGGAACTTGAGAAAAAATTACAAAAAGCAAGAGGAAATGCAAAAAGAGGAATACAAAGACAAATTCAAGAGGTAACAAATAATTTAAAACTTTTAGAAGGAAGATTCAAAGTTGCTGATAATGAAGAAAGAATTACAGAAGAAAAGAAAAAACAAAATGAAGAAAACAAAAAAGCAGAAGAATCCTTAAAAAAACAAGAAGAATTGACAGACAAGTTAAAAGAAAAAATGACTGAAGTAGGAGAGGAAATAGAACAAAGTATAAAAAATAATTTAAAAGATGCAATTAACGGAACTAAAACATTTGGTGAGGCTTTAGTTGGTGTATTAGAACGAATAAAAGATAAAATTCTTGATGCTCAACTAGACAGACTTCTTGGTGGCTTTGGAGAGGCTTTTGGTGCGGGAGCTAGTGGTGGAAAGAAAGAAGGATTAGGAGGATTTCTTGGCGGTATTTTAGGAGGTGCATTTGGTGGTGGTGGAGGCGGTAGTAAAGGTGGAGGCGGTGGCGGTGGTTCTAGTTTTGGAAAATTTAATCTTGGTCTAAGCTCTGGATCTGATTTTTTGAAAATACCTCAACTGTTTAAATTTGCAGATGGTGGAAGGCCACCAGTAGGCAAAGCTTCAATAGTTGGAGAGCGTGGGCCTGAGCTATTTGTTCCCTCTACTGCTGGCACAATAATCCCAAACAATCAAATAGGAGGCGAATCTATAACTAATAATATTGTTGTAAATGTTGATGTTTCAAATACGGAGGTTGCTGGTAATAATTCAGATGCAACGCAATTTGGTGAACAGCTTGCCGCAGCAATACAAGCTGAGATAATAACTCAAAAGAGATCAGGAGGTTTATTAAGCTAATGGCTACATTTCCAATTACAAATCCAAGTTATAACACTAGATTTACTCCAAAGCCATCAGTAAATGTGGTAACTTTTGGAGATAACTTTGAACAGCGATTAACTGAAGGATTAAATAGAAACCCTTTGACTGTTAATTTAGTTTTTGAACTTTCACAAACTGATGCTGATACAGCAATAAGTTTTTTAAATGCAAGAATAGATGATGGTGAATCTTTTGATTACACTTTACCAAGCGAAACAAGTTCTAGAAAATTTGTTTGTGATTCTTTCCCAAGATCAATTCCATTTTTAAATAGAGTTAGATTGAGTTGTGTGTTTAGAGAGGTGTTTGAACCATAATGGCAATACCTTTTACAGAGTTAAATAAAGTAAATCCAAGTTCTGTTATTGAACTATTTGAACTTGAGCTTACAGTGGGAACTCATATAGCTACAGGCAATCCACAGAACCTACCTACTGTGTATAGATTTCATGCCGGTGCAAATCTTAATAATTTTGGTGAAGTTATATATCAATCAAATGCTTATCAAAGAGTGGCGGTAAAAGTTTCTGGGTTTGAGAAAAATTCTAGAGGTGTTATTCCTAGACCTACTTTAACTTTTTCTAATGTTGGTGGAATAGTGCAAAATCCAGCGACAGGATTAATTATTTCTATGAGTGATTTCTTAAATAATGTAAATCTGGTAACACCTCATAATGACTTAGTAAATGCCAAACTTACAAGAAAAATGCCACTTGCTTCAGCTTTAGATAATGCAAATTTTACATCAGGGACAAATCCTTTTGGGACACCAAGTTCAGACAGACTGCGTGATGAAATATTTGTGATTGACAGAAAAGCTATTGAAAATAGACAAATAATAGAATTTGAACTAACAGCAGCCCATGATTTGCAGAATAGAAATATACCTCAAAGGGTCGTTACAAGAGACTTATTCCCCGCAGTAGGTACATTTGTATAATGAAAGATTACACTTGGTCAACAGAGGCTTATAAACACGCTATAGAATGTTATCCAGAGGAATCTTGTGGCTTGATAATTGATTTAGATGGTATTGAAACATATTGGAAGTGCAAAAACATTTGTAAAATGTATAAAGAAAAAGCTTTTGTAATCGACCCTTTAGATTATGCCGCTGGAGAAGATCAAGGTGAAGTTCTTGGAATAGTGCATAGCCATCCTGATTGTGAATTAGAATTTAGTAAAGCTGATAAAGATTGCTGTAAAAGTATAGATTTACCTTTTTATATCGTTGAACCAAAAACCGAGACTATTATTGTTTTATATCCAACTGAGATAAATGATTAAATTAACTGTTTATGGAAGATTAAGGAAATTAGTAGGTCAATCTACTTTTGAAATCAAAGCTAACAGTCCTAGAGAAGCGTTTAGCTTTCTAATAAATAATTTTAAAGGTGTCAATGAACATATACAAGATCAAGAATATTGTGTTATGGCGGGTGAATTAAGGATATGGGGAGATATGTTAGACCTACAAACTGAAAGTGATATAAAGATTATTCCTGTTATTCATGGTGAGGGATTTTGGAAAAGTGTATTAGGATTAGGACTAACAATAGTAGGTGGTTTTATTCCTGTTGTGGGTCCATGGATTCAAAGATACGGTGTCAACTTAATTATTGATGGTATTACAGATATGTTAACCCCTGATCCACAAAAAACAGACGGAGTTCAAAGGCAAGAAGATCCGCAAGACCCAAGTTTTGTATTTACTGGCCTTTTAAATAATTCAAAACAAGGTGTACCAATTAACATAGTATATGGAGAGACTCTAATTGGAAGTACAGTTGTAAGTTCTTCCATTGATACTTTTCAAGTCGTAAACAGTTAGAAAAATGGTTTTTCCTATTAGAGAAATAATAGATGCTCTTTTACCTGATAATCTTTTAAAATCCATTGATTTTGGTACTGTCGTTGATGCATTAGCTGAAGGACAAATAGAAGGATCTGCGACAGCAAGCAAAGCAAGAATTACAGATAAAACAAGCACAGCTTTTAAAAATGCATTTCTTAAAGATTTATTTTTAAATAAAACTGCTGTCTTACAGGGTGATGCAAGTAATACAGACCCAAATGACTCTGAATTTAATTATCAAAAGGATAAAATTACTTTTGAATTTCAAGATGGGACAGATAATAATTCTGTTTTAAATGCGGCTGCACAACAAACCAGTGAAGTTTCTACAGGTGATAAAAACCAAGAATGTTCTTTTCCTGTCGGAGGCAGTGCAACGCCAAGATCAGCAACAATAACAAATACAGAGATAGATTTTGTTCAAATTAAAGCAAAATTTGATTCATTTTTTAAAGTAAACACTGAAAATGGAAATAGAGAGTCAACTTCAGTTCAAGTTTTAATAAAAGTAAATCCTAATAATGGAAGCTCTCAAAATGTAATACAAGAAACCATAAGCGGAAAAAGTTTTAACCCTTACAACAGAGATTTTGGAATAGATTTACAAAAATTATCTGGATTTAATAGAAACACTGCTGGTGCTTCAGGTTCTTTTTTTCCTGTAGTTGTATCTATAGAAAGAGAAAATGACGTTGGAGACGAAAATACTTTTAATACCATGAGACTTGCTGAAGTTAGACAAATTATTAATGAAAAAAATAATTACCCTAATATTGCATATTCTTCTTTAAGATTTTCTTCTGAGTTGTTTACCTCTGCCCCAAATCGAGTTTTCAGAGTAAGAGGAAAACTTGTAAAAATACCTCATAATGCAACTGTTGATTATTCAAATGGTCGATTGACTTATTCTGGAACTTTTAACGGTTCTTTTAAAACAGATAAAGAATGGACAAGCGACCCCGCATGGTGTCTATTTGATCTTTTAACAGACACAATTAGTGGATGTGCAATACCAGAGGCAGAACTTGATCCATTTACTTTCTTTGGTGTTAGTAAATATTGCAGTGAATTAGTAGATGACGGTGATGGCGGTCAAGAACCAAGATTCTCTCTGAATGCAAATATTCAAAGTAGGCGGGATGCTATGGCAGTCATAAAGGACATTTGTTCAGTAATGAGAGCAACACCTTTTTACGAAGAAGGTGTAATAAAAATCGCTCAAGATGCTCCCCAAGACATAGATGATCCGAGTGCGGTTTCTTTAAATTATGTTTTTAATAACGCTAATGTTGTGAATGGAGATTTTATATATTCTGGATCATCTGCAAAAACGAGATTTAATGTTATAAATGTTTCTTATTTTGACTTAGAAACTCAAGAAATTGATTATATAACTGTAAAAGACACATCTGCACAATCAAAATTCGGAACACAAACAAAAACAATAACGACTTTTGGTGTAACTTCTAGGGGGCAAGCTCAAAGAGTTGGTAAATGGTTTTTGAATACACAGCAAACTCAAACAGAAACAGTTGCTTTTGAAACTAATATTGCTGCTGGATCTGTTTTAAGGATTGGTGATATTATCGGTATATCTGACAGGGTAAAAGCAGCTACAAGAAGAGGAGGTTTGGTAAAGGCGGCAACCGTTAATCAAATTACTCTTGATGACATAACACAAACAAATTTACCTGATATAAGTGATAATCCAACTATAAGTTGTATGCTGTCAGATGGCACAGTTGAAACAAAAACTATTGCATTTTACAGTGGAGGAAATATTGTTAATGTATCTTCTAACTTTTCATCAGCCCCAATATTAAATAGTCCATATATTTTAGAATCTGGGTCATTATCTGTTCGCTCTTATAGAGTTTTAAATGTTAAAGAAAACGATAAAAAAACTTTTTCTGTGGTCGCAGTAATTCATAATGCTGCCAAATATGAAGCTGTTGAAGATGGTGAACAACTACCAATCAAAAATATAAATTTATTAACAAGTCTTTTGCCATCACCATTAATTATTGATAGAGCAGATGGGTCAAAAGCTATTGAAGAAAAAATTGTTTTAAATAATAATAGACCAGTGCCAAAATTATTTATTGACTGGCAAACAGTTGAAGGTGCATCTGGTTATCAATTAATATATAGAAAAGATAATGAAAATCCAGTAGTTGTAACGACTCAACAATCAGAGCATGAAATTTTACCCTCAGAGTCAGGTTCCTATAATATACAAATTTACACTTTAAATAGTAATGGTGAGAGGAGTGCAAGGCCGACAGAAAAAATAGTAAATACTATTGGTTTAACTGCTGTTCCAGAAAATCCAACAAATCTAGAGATTGAACCAATAAATAATGCACAAGTAAAATTATCATGGACAAAAACTACTTCTTTAGATGTTGAATTTGGTGGTCATTGTGTAATTAGGCATACTCCAAATTCTTTAGCACAGGCTACATTTGTTAACTCTACTGATCTAAATGAAAATATAAATGGCTCTACAAATGAGGCGATTTTACCAGCATTAACAGGAACTTACAGTCTTAAATTTCGGGATTTAGGTGGACGATTATCGACTACAGAGGCAAAAGTTGAATTAACCTTACCAGAAATTCAAGACGAGCTTTTAATAAAAAGTCAAAGAGAACAAACTTCATTTAGCGGGCAAAAAACAAATGTAAGTGTAGTTTCAAATGCTTTACAACTTACAAATCCAGCCAACAATCTTACAGGAACTTATGAATTTGCCGCAGTTTTTGATTTAGGTTCTGTATTTACAAATTTAAGACTAGCAAGACATATCAAAACCGAGGGTTTCAATGTTTCAGACTTATTCGATTCAATACAAGATTTAGACGCAAGATTAAATTTTGATGGTGCTGGTAGTGAAAGATTAAAAAGTAAATTACAGGTGCAAACATCAACAGATAATAGCTCTTTTACATCATTACAGAATTTAACAAACGGTTCATTTGTTGGAAGATCTTTTAAATTTACATCAAATTTAATTTCTTTAAATGCAAATGAAAATATAAAATTTACAGAATTAGGTTTTGACGCATTTTTACCATCAAGAACAGAAAACAAATATCAGTCAGGAGGAAATATTATCAGCACACCTTTACAGTCTGGAACAAGTGCAAGCGGTTTATTAGTTGTTTTTGGTAAACCATTTTTTACAGGCACAACTGCAATCGGTGGTTCAACTACAGCTTTTCTTCCATCTATTTCTATAGCTCCAGAGGATTTGCCAAGTGGTGCATTTTTTCTTCTTAGTTCTATTAGTGGTGCTGGATTTACAATAGTTTTCAAGAATTCATCAAATGCAGTCATAGATGTGAAATTTACGTTTCAAGCGTTAGGATATGGAAAAGGTGCATAACTAATGACAAGAGTTAATTCAACTGGCAAAGAATCCTCAAGTAATTTTTCACCTGATAATGGAACTGGTTTGGCAGTTAGAACAGCACTTAAAGATATTCTTGAATCCTTAAGAACAGTTAATAGTGCAGCTGGAGATCCATCTGGAACAGCAAATCTAGCGGCATATCAATTACATATTGATAGTGATACAAATTTATTAAAAATTAGAAATGGTGCTAATTCAGCTTTTGTTACTCTAGGTGATGTAAGTCAAACTAACTTTGGTTTTTTATCTGCGGCTGGAGGAACTCTTACTGGTGTATTAGCTGCCTCTGCTGGATCTGCCTCTGCCCCATCTTTGCATTTTGGAGATAATACAACAGGATTATTTAAAAAGGCAACAAATCAAATAGGATTGACTTTTGCTACAGCAGAAACGACTTTTTTTGATCAAAATGGCATAACTATAAATAATCAAAAAGAGTTAAGATTATCAGAACCGTCAAGTGCTGGATCTGAATATGTAGGATTTAAAGCACCCGATACTTTAGCTGGTAATGTAGTTTGGAAACTTCCAAATGCTGATACAACTGTAGCTGGATATGCTCTTGTTTCTGATGGAAGCGGTAATTTAAGTTGGGGTGTTGCAGGGGCTGGCGCTCAAGGAGGTGGATCAGATGAAATCTTTTGGGAAAACGATCAAACAATTACACAAAATTATGCGATTACAAATGGCAAGAATGCTGGAAGTTTTGGCCCTATAACAATTCAAAGCGGAGTTACGGTTACAGTTGGTTCTGGAGAGACATGGACTGTAGTATAAAAGTGTATATAATAAACCTATGAGCCAACTAAAAGTTAACAGCATAGTACCAACAGGAGGAGTAGCAACTGATCAAGGAGGTGGAATAGTTCAAACAATATTAGGAGAAAAAAGAACTAATGTATCTCAAAGTGTTGCTAGTGGTGCTAATGGTTCTTCCGCTGTGTTATCAGCTACAATTACTCCCACTTCTACATCAAGTAAAGTGAAAATATCTGGAAGTGTTACTGTTGGCATGAGTAATCCATCTAATGTAGTTTATATTAAATTATTTAAAGATGGCTCAGAGTTAAGTGCAGCTTCAAGCTCTGAAACTGCTGGATCTCGGCAAACAGGTGTTATTGGTAGTGATTTGATAGATTATCAATGGCAAGTGTCTACTATTCCTTTTCATTATATAGACTCTCCAAGTACAACTTCAGCAACTACATATCAAATTATTCTAAGCCATTCTAGTGGCAATAGTATGACTCTTTATCTTAACAGGTCACATACCGATGGCACTGATTCAAGTTATGGCTATACAGCAAGTCACATGATTCTACAGGAGGTGTCAGCATGAGTTTAGATCACGAAGCAATTTATAAAGCATACGCTGGAACGGTAGTTACTATTGATGATGGTGCTGGTGCTTTTGACGCAAATGGTAATTCTGTAAGTTTAGATCAATCTTTGATAGATGCTGCTAGAGCAACTTTAGATGCTGAATATGCAGCTTTAGAATATTCAAGAAAAAGAGTTGAGCAGTATGCAACCATACAAGATCAGTTAGATATGCAATATTGGGATAGT